TGCTTCTTTAAATCGTGCTTCTTTAAATGGTGCTTCTTTAAATGGTGCTTCTTTAAATGGTGCTTCTTTAAATCGTGCTTCTTTAAATGGTGCTTCTTTAAATGGTGCTTCTTTACCTATTTATTGCAAATGGAATGTTTCTATAAAAAATGATAAAATAGTAATTGGATGTAAAGAAAAAACTATTGAAGAATGGAACATTTGGTTTAACTCAACTGAAGTATTCGATACACAAAGAAATACTGAAGAATTTAAAAGAATTTACGCAAACTATTTAGCGGTTAGAGAATATTATGAAACAATAAATAATTAAAACAATTATGATAGCAAAATTTTTTCAGCAAAAAAAGTATCAGTATTACTTTTGCGTAGTATTAGCAGTATGGTTTTTAACTCAATTTTTAAGATAATATATTATGATAAAACTTTATTATATTAAAAATATAAAAACAAATAAAAATTACGATACGGATTGGAATCATTTTTTTGACGAAAATTTTGATATTGATTACACAGAAAATAAACGGGAGTTAGAGTCGTTAATTAAAAAAAATCCTGAAAGATTTAAAGATTGTGTTATTAAAGAAATAAAAAACAAAACAAAATGAATAAATTAATTTTAATATCCGCAGCAGTAATAGGAATTTTATCTAACGCATTACCAGTTATTATAGTATGTTTAACGGTATGTATATTATCAATGTCTAAAGAAATAAAAACAAAATAATTATGAAAACAGCAGTAGAATTTGTAGACCAGTTCGCAACTTATGATACTTACGAAGCGGTAAGAGATTCAAAGAAGTTCGCATTAAGAGCAATAGACGAAATAATAACAGCTTTAGAAAACCACGAATGGCAGAATAAAGAGATTATTTTAGAGTACAAAAAATTACAAAACGAGATAATAAATTTAGAATTATGAAAACACCACAGGAAAAAGCAAAAGAGTTATTTAGAAAAGTATATTTATTAGACCATAAAATTTGGCAAGATACTGCAAAGCAAATAGCACTTATAATGGTTGATGAAATGATAAATGAGTTTGATTCATTAGAACATTATAGAATAGATTATTGGTACGAAGTAAAAGAAGAAATACAAAAATTATAATACTATGACACTACAAGAAATTAAAGACTTATTTAAAGTAGATTTAACAGAAAAAAACAGAAAGTCGCATATAGTTTACCTTCGAGGTCATTACATCGATAAGGAGTACAAAAAAGGGCGGTCTTATTTAAATATTTGCAGTGAATTGAAATGCAACCACGCTACAGGGTATCACTATTTGAAAATAAAAAGTAAGTACAAAAAGATTAAAGAATACCAGGAGATTAAAATTGCTTTTGACACTAAAAATGTAGATTTGTTTAACGAGGTCGACTGTAGATTGCATAACAAAAAATACATACACCACGACAACTTTGATAAGAAACCAAAGAAAAGAAGAAAGAGCGAGATACCTACAGTTAGATGGCACTATTTAAGGATTATTGAAGCCTTGAGAAAAGATAACAGAAATAAACTCTGGGACAAACCAATGAAAGAGTTCACAAAAAAAGATTATAAAGTTTTAGAAAGATTAGAAAATGGCATATAGTAAAACACCGATACATCTACACGAAACTTTTCAGGAAACAGAATGGCGATTGAAACAAGAGGCGAAAGAATTATTAAAAAAGATAAAAGAAAATGATTGTGAAAAAGACGAAGCTAAGGCATTGAGCCAAATTGCTGTTAGTGGTTCGGTTGCTTTTGCAAAATGGATTGGAGAAAAGATGTGCCTTGATAATTGGTTTAGATATAATGATAAGGTGGGTAAGTGGTATGTTTATTTAAAGGGACATTTAACAACCGAAGAACTTTATGAATTGTACTTAACAACTGACCACTAACGTTTCGGTGCTTGTAGATGCCAGCCTACACGCATTTTATTTTCGGCTGGTATTTACAAACACCTGTTATAAGAAGTAGCGGGTATTAACACTAAAAGTAATTATGAAAAGTATAGTATCAAAAAGAATATTGTCTGAAACGTCAAACGAAACAAAACAAAAAGCTGTTGAATATGGCGAAAAAAGAAAAAACTGCAAACACCCAAGAGAACAAAGAAGCTACATTGGTAAAAATCTTTTAAGATGCAAAGTCTGTGGTTTAGAATTTTCGTAGCTATTTCTTATAACTAATGGCTATGCGCTACTGGTATCGCATATACACCCAAATTAGGGCGGATTGGCGAAGAAGTTGCTGAATATTTAGGATTTGTTAAAGGTGTAAAATGGAAAATTGAAAGATTATGTGATTCAGAAGTAATACAAAGAATCAGAGCAAGTAAGTCTGATGCAGAAGCAAGGAGAATTATTAGAACAATTTAAAAACAAAAAAAATTATGGTATTGGCAGTAATATTTCAATTTATTATATGTCCATTTATTTACATTATATTTCATTTATTAAAACAACAATTAAAAAAGAAACAAGTTATGACAAAACCAATTCACAAGCTAAACGGGGGTAATTGTGCTACACTTTGCAACCGATGCAGAAAAATAATTGACATAGGATTTATAAACGAACTATACTGTTCAAAAAAATGCGAGATGAAAACAAAATTAGAAAGAATCGAAGCGGTAATTAAATATTACTATGATAGGGGAACGAATAAAGAAAAGTGTAATGAAATTAAAAGAAAGTTGATAAAAGATGGAAAATAAAGAAAAGTTTAACGAGTGGATGCAAAAGATAAAAAATATTTATTTTGCTGATAATGAACAAATGGTTAATGCTTACGCTAAAATCAATTAATTATGAAAATAGTATTTGAAACAGACGAAAGAAAGGTTACGGTTAGAACTCCTGACGATGACCTGGATATAAGCGAATTAATGCAAATTATTTATGATTCGTTAAAAGGTTTGACTTTTAGTGATACAGTAATTTTGTACGGATTAAAAGAATTAATAGAAACAATAGAAGAAAAATGAGAATAGCATTTATAACGCTTTTAATAGCAACGGTCGGAGTGATAATGTTTAACATAGGTAAGAATAGCCAAAAGCATTTAGCTAAAACAATTGTACTTAAATCGGAAGGAATCAAACCAAGTGAGGGCGATTTATTAAGGGTGCAATATGTAGCTAATGATTCGGTATTTTTATGTATAATAGATTAAAGTTATGATAGAATTCGCTACAGGAATAACAATAGGGTTTATAATTGGTATATTTTTTGTATTAGCTATAAGCTTAATTAGGAAATAATTTTCTATGTTTGATGTATGATTGAAGAATTATACAAAAACCACCATAACTGGATTAACTACGCTACTAAAATTTGTGGCAATAGTTACGATGCATCCGATTTAGTTCAAGAGATGTACATCAAACTGCACGATTGTCAAAAAGAAATTAACCATTCTTATATCTATTGCGTCATTAAAAATATTTTCTTAGACCAATACAGAAAGAATAAAGTAAAAGAAAAAACGGTATACTACCAAGAGGAATACACCGAACAAAACGAAGAAATAGATTTTACTGCAGCCTACGAGGAGTCGCTAAAAGAACTAAAGACCTATAAGCAATTAATTGTAAACTTCTCAACTAAAGAGGGGGTAAATAACTTCGCCAGGCAAAGCGGTATATCTAAAGCAACAATCATAAGAATACGAAACGAATTTAAAAAGATATTATGTCAGAAAGTAAAGGAATTGGAGATTCAATCGCAAAGTTAACTAAAGCAGTAGGTATAAAGCCGTGCAAGAGTTGTGAGAAACGAAAGAATATTTTAAATAAGTTATTCCCATTCAAGAGAGTTAATGTCTTAAATGATTCTCAAATGAAGTTATTAGCTAAATTAGATAGTTTATCCGATACAGAAATAATCGAAATTTATAATGATGTTTTTAATACCAATTTGACTATTGATACGTTTAATATAAATATACGTAATGCGGTTATAAATGATTTAAACTCACTCTATGCCAATTCCAAATAAAAGAACATCAAAAAGCATAAATAAACTTCTTTTAAAATATATGGAAAAGATAAAAGAAGATATTCCTAACGAAAAGCAAAGATTTGATTTTTGCGTAAAACAATTAACAAAATGAAAAAATATATTTTAATATTATTAGCGGTTATAGTTTCAAGTTGTACGTTAAGCGGAGAAGATGAGTTACCTAAAGATTGTGGATGCAATAGAGTAGTCGAGGTAAGTTCTTTTACTTTACCTGATAGAAGTGTTTTTGGAACGTACATAACAATAAACGATTGTACTGGAGTACAAAGGCAAAGTAGTTGGAAATATTCGTATAATAAGCCACAAAAAGGCGATTGTAAATAAATGAATAATCAATTTTTTTCATATGGCATTAGGAGGTAAAAGAGAAGGTGCAGGTAGGAAAAGTAAAGCAGAAGAACAAAATTTAATTGAGAAGCTAAGCCCTTTAGAGGACTTGGCTTTTGCTGCTTTAACTACTGCAATAAAAGAAAATAGGGATTGGGCGGTTAAAATGTATTTCGAGTATATGTATGGTAAGCCTAAACAACAAACTGACATAACTACGATGGGAGAAAAAATCCAAAATGTTATTAATTTAGGCACAGGAATCAATCCAAATGAAACTATTAGTTAAACAAGAACACGCTACATATTATTTAAACGATAACGATACAGAGGAGGTTCTTTATGGTGGAGCAGCAGGAGGTGGTAAGTCCGCCTTCGGTTGTTTATGGCTTATATCTATGTGCCAAAAATATCCTGGTACTCGTTGGTTAATGGGTAGGGCAAAATTAAAAACATTAAAAGAAACTACTTTAAATTCATTCTTTGAACTATCGGGTAAATTAAATATAAGCGATGAGTTTAATTATAATGCACAATCAAATATAATTTACTTTCATAACGGAAGCGAGATAATATTAAAAGATTTATTTTTGTATCCTTCCGACCCTAACTACGATAGTTTAGGTTCATTAGAAATTACAGGGGCTTTTATTGATGAGTGTAACCAAGTAGTTTATAAAGCTTGGCAAATTGTAAAGTCAAGGATTAGATATAAATTAACTGAATATGATTTAATGCCTAAAATGTTAGGTACTTTAAATCCTGCAAAGAATTGGACTTATAAAGAGTTTTACCAACCTTCAAGAAACGGAACTTTAAAACCTTATAGAAAGTTTATACAAGCGTTACCACAAGACAACCCACATTTACATCCAAGCTATTTAAAATCATTATTGCAGTTAGATAATAATTCAAAGCAAAGACTTTATTTTGGCAATTGGGAGTACGATGACGACCCGAGTACGTTAATCGATATGGATGCGATTATAGATTATTTCAACCCAGTACATTTAAATAAAGAAAACAAATTTTATCTTACTATTGACGTTGCGAGAAAGGGAAAAGATACGACCGTTTTTAGAGTTTGGAATGGTTGGGTCTGTATTGATGTTGTAGTATTTGCAAAGAATACAATAGTAGAAGCTTTTGAGGAGGCAAGGAAGTTACAATTAAAATACAATATACCAAACAGTCAAACTATTGCCGATGAGGACGGAATCGGAGGCGGTTTAGTCGATATGTTAAGGTGCGAAGGTTTTATAAATAATAGCCGAGCATTAAAGGGAGAAAACTATGAGAATTTAAAAAGCCAATGTAGTATTTTAATGGCTAAAAAAATACAAAATAGAGAAGCAGGAGAAGAAAATAACAATGGTTCTATTCGTGATTTAGTTAGCGAAGAAATGGAGCAAATAAAGCAAAAAGAGATTGACAAAGATACTCGTTTAGGTATTATACCAAAGGATGCAATTAAAGCGAATATAGGGCGTTCTCCCGACCATTGGGACAGTATTATGATGAGATATTACTTTGAATTAAAGAAAAAGAATCAAACCGTTTTAGGTTAATAACGTTATACTATTATGAAGATTAAAATACCAACATCATTAAGCGATATAAGATTAGAGCAATTTGTATTGTTCAATAAGTTAATGAAAGAAAGTCAAGATGAAAACTTTATACAATTGGCTATGGTTACTATTTTTTGTGATGTATCGGTAGAAGATGCGAAGAATATAGTAGCTAAAGACTTTACAGAAATAGTTAACGATATTACAAAGGTTTTAAGTCAGCAACCGAGATTTATTCAGCGTTTTATTCACGATGGCAAAGAGTACGGATTTATTCCGAACCTTGACGAGATAACCGCAGGAGAGTATATCGATTTAGAATCATTTTTGCGTGACGAAGAAACTTATAACAAAGCTATGAGCGTACTTTATAGACCTATTTTAAACAAGCGTAAAGACTTATATAACATCGAGGAATACAAAGGTTCACATACCGAATTTAATACGCTTAATTTAGAGATTGTTTTAGGTTCTATGCTTTTTTTTTGGAATTTAAGCAACGAATTATTGATAGCTATGAGGGGTTATTTAGCACAACCGAAAAACAAGATACTTTTGGAAGCGGCTTTGGCGCAAAATGGGGTTGGTATCAATCAATTTTTACAGTCGCTGGAGGATGTATCTTCGATTTTGAAAGAGCAACTAAACTCAAGATACACGAATTTTTAATGTTTTTAGAATTTAAAGTGGATTTAGCAAACGAGGAACAAAAAAGTATAAAGAAATATGAATAGTTTTTATAAAGTTATAGGATATTTGAAAGACCAATTAGCGTTGGATATAGACGTTAATACAATTATACACGGAGAAGCACCTGAAAATAAAAAGGATATATTTCCAATGGCTCATTTAATGGTAACTAATGGCGCATTAGGTCAAGGGGTTTCAATCTTTACGTTTACGGTTCAGGTTTTAGATATTAGAAACGTATCTAAAAAAATGAGTACCGATAAATTTCTAAAAAATGATAACGAATTAGACAACCTTAATACTTGCTTTGCGGTTTTAAATAGATTGATTACGGAATTGAAACTACAAAGAAACGATTTAGATATTGAATTATTAAACGAGCCGTCTTTAGTTCCTGTTATTTATGAGTTCAAAGATACGTTAGACGGTTGGAGTACTGAATTGCAATTGAGCATTACTAATACTATTTCGGTATGCTAAACAATACCGAAACATTAAACACATTAGAAGCGTTTAATAAGTACGTAATTAAACAAGCACGAACAAACCTTACCAAAGGGAATAAAAATGTATCTAAAACGCTTTACGACTCTTTAAAAGCAACTACAAAAGTAAACCCGAACTCTATTGAGAATTATATCGAAATGGAGCAATACGGTCAATTTTTAGACTTAGGAGTTAAGGGTAAGGTAAGCGGTCAAAGAGCGCCAAACAGTCCATTTAAATACGGTAGCGGTACAGGTAAGAAAGGCGGATTAACCGAAGGAATTAGGGGTTGGGTAAAGGCTCGTAGGTTTCAGTTTAAAAATAGAGATACGGGTAAGTTTATGAGTTATGAACAAACCGCACAATTAATTACAAGGTCAATCTATTTAAAAGGTACAAAACCGACTTTATTTTTTAGCAAACCATTTGCAAAAGGTTTTGAAAGTTTACCTGACGAATTGATAAAAGCATACGGATTAGATATAGAATCGTTTATGAAATTTACACTAAATAAATAATGGCACAGAAAATAACTTTTACTTTTCCGACAAGTACAATAACAGGCAGTAACTGGAGGTACTTTAATTTAAGGGGCGATTCATCGATAATTTTTGGAGGTTCTATAAATTTTAGACCTACTGCAGTTTATGGAACAGACCCTTATACATTTTTCGCTGGAAGTGTTATAAAAAATGAAGTTGTAAAAGGTGCGAGTATTAATAATTTTGCGAGTAACTTTAAATTATATTTAGACGCTCAATTATCTTATCTTGGGGACGTTTATTTTGAAACGACCATAACAGGTAATGTAGTTGAATTAATTTACGGTAATGATTCGGAGGTTAATACATTTGAATTTTTAAATCAAGATTTTACACCGCATACTTCAGATTGGTTAACTTATACTGTTGAAGATATTGTAATACCCGCTCCAATAGTTCCCGAAGTATTACCGCAAAAAATAATATTATCTAGAAGTCCGTTTCATTTTAAAGTATCGCCAGGTATTACATTTGACGAAATTACTGCCGAGATTTTTATTTATCGAGGTCATTACGTAGATGACAAACCTTTAACCGCTACTTATAATCTAAGTAAATCAGTTGTTCAAGTTGGTCAAAGTACAATTAACTTTGATATTCATAAATTGGTCAACGATTACGTTAAAAATGTTTATACAGAAGTAGGAACTTCGGGAGCGTTCACGACTTCTTTATTAGATAGCGTTTGGGTTTATATCGATGCTAAAATTAATTTGGCAGGAGCAGAACAATACCAAGCAAACCAAACATTATTAGCTGTAGACGGTTTTAAATACCATACCGAAATAGAGACTATAGCTTTTTCGGGATTCTATCCGAAAGTATTAAGTAGTATATCAAATCATATTATTTACAACGATAGCGACTACCCTTTGTATTTTATTACGGAAGATTTAACAGACATTACAATAAACGGAACGAGCGTACCTTTTACATTTAGCCAATCGTATTCTAATCAAAAAATTGGTTATGTTAACGTAGCGAATTATATAGGTTCTTCTACTTCTTTTACTGCGGTTTTAGAATATACTTTCGGGGACATTATCGAAACGCATAATTTCACGGTTAAAGACGAGTGTAAATTCCCTTTAATAAATTGTATTTTTAAAAATAAATATGGAGTTTGGCAAACTATTCCGTTTAATAAATTGAGTAAAAAATCGCAGGACTTTACTAACGAGAATTATAATGGTTTAATTTCTAACTATGGCAGTTATGCCTTAAATAAACACGTTAAACAAACTTATAATGTAAACGGAAAAGAAAAGGTTACGGTTAATACTGATTTTATTACCGAAGATTACAATACATTATTTACCGAGTTAATGTTATCCGAATTTATTTATTTAGAAGAAAACGGACAAGTATTACCTGTTAATTTGTTAAAGAATAGTTTTGAAAAGAAAACTAAATTAAATAATAAATTGATTCAATACTCTATGGATTTTGAATATAGCTTTAACCTTTTAAACGATATACTATAATGAATATAGCACTTTATATTGATAGTCAAAGAGTAGATTTATTTAAGGATGAGGACATAAGCATAAACTTAACCTCTAAAAATATATCGGATATTTCAAAAGTCTTTGCTGAATTTACTCAAGGCTTTTCAGTTCCTGCAAGTCCTGCGAATAACGCTATATTTTCACATTGGTATGACGCAACCGTAGATGGTTTATTTAACGCCAACGTAAGGGTATCGGCTTATATTGAAGTAAATACTTTACCATTTAAATATGGTGTAATTCAGTTAGATTCTTGTAAGTTAAAAGGCGGTCAAGTTTCAAGCTACGAACTAACATTTTTTAATAAAGTTGTTAATTTATCCGATGCAATGGGCGACCTGGAGTTAAAAGATTTAAATTTAACAGCGTTAGACCATTCTTATAATAAAACCGATGTAGTAGAAGCGATGTATAGCGATTCAATACATAGTGGGGATATTTACTACCCTATGATAACGAGTACTAAGAATATAGACTACGGAAACGGTTCAGATAATGATATAGCAGACGCAACTAATACGATTAAATTTACAGACTTTAAACCAGCTATAAGATTAATCAAAATTATTGAGGCAATTGAAACGGATTTAACTGTAAGTTTTTCACGTGACTTTTTTGGGCGTTCGGTTTTTCACAATCTTTTTTTATGGCTACATAAAGACGCTAAAGGAGTGGATAATAAAGGGCAAAGAGAACAAGTAGACTTTACTACTGCGGGTAATTTAGAAGATATTACAGGAATTACAGTCGATTTAACGGATAACTTTTTAATAACAGATGCCGATGTATTTACCTATATTACTATAACACCGTCAGCAGGTTATGAAAATATACCTTATATTTTAGAACGTGAGTTAAATGGAGAACCTTATACTAAAATTAGAGAGAAAAAAGGAACTACTACCACGCAATTTAGAACAGATAACGACAACAAGCAACACACGTTTTTTATAAATGTTACTCAGGAATTTAAATTTACCGCTACTTTAAAATTAGTTACAATATCGTTTTCGCCAGTTACTAAATTAGCTACATTTTCTGAGCAAACAGTAGTAGGTAATATTTCTATCGCTAATAATATGCCAACATTAAAGCTAAAAGATTTTTTCGGTAGTTTGATAAACCAATTTAACCTTATAATTGTTCCTAATGGTACGGATAGTTATTACATCGATACGTTAGATAATTGGTATAGTAAAGGCGAAACTTTTGACATAACTCATTTAGTAAATACAGACGACATCACAATTAAAAAGCCTGATATTAAAAAACTAATCGAGTTTAAATATCAAAGTGCTGGAGCAATTTTAGGTAAACAATTTTTAGATGATAACGGAATAGGTTATGGCGATTTAAAGGCTAAATATGATAATATAGCGGGTAGTGATTTAAAGATAGAGAGCCAATTTGAGAACTTATTATTTGAACGCTTACAAGATGAAACAATAGTTCCTAACGTTGTGAGCAATTTACATCTAGGCTCGTCTATAGATTTGAAATTAGAACCTTATAGCGGTAAGCCGTATATGTTTTATAAAAACGGTATCGTAAGTTTAGGCACAAATATTTATGTGGATGGATTAGCCTTTGAGAATGTTTTTTTAACTGCAACCGAAGATAACACCGACTTTAACCAAATTACAAACAGTTTAAATTTTGGTGCTGAAGTATCGACTTACTTTTTTAATATAGTAGAAAATTCTTTATACCAAAACTTTTGGAAAAATTATGTATCGGATTTATACAATCCAAAAACAAGGGTATTAAATTTAAAATGCAAATTACCAATTTCTATTTTAAGCCGTTTATCTTTAAATGATAAATTGATAATCAATAAAAATAAATATAAAATATCAAACGTAAAAGTAAATTTAATTAATTCAAATGCAGACCTTGAAATATTTACTGATTATTCTTTGCCAGCTGACACTATTGCTAATGAAATTCCTTTAACAGTAGATAGAACTGATATAACAGTTGACACAGACGCACTAACAGTTGACCGTATAAGTACTTATGACGCTTTATATTCTTTTATAGTTAACGGAATAAGCCGAACAACTTACACAAGCACAAACGCTAAAGAGTTTTTTGAGGTTAAAGTAAATGCAAATACCAATTGGTCAACTGTTAAAATTGATACGGGCGACGGGGTTACGTGGTTTAGTTGTGATAAAACAATAGGCGATAAATCAGACTATACTATGGTAACTGTTAACGCTAATACAGGAGCGACCAGGTCAGGGACTTTACGTTATATTATTGGAGGGGTTAATTTTGATTTAATAATTACACAATGATAAGACAGGTTATACAATTACTACAGATGGACGACTGGCTAAATGCGGGCGAATGTACCGAAATAGCAAAAGGAAAATATCAATTACCGACAACGCTCAAAGGAGCAACTAAAAAAATAAAAAGGCAATGGCAATCGAAAAGGTAGTTAATTTAAAGGTAACGGATAATGTAGACCAAACTGCAAAGAGCGTTGGCAATCTTAAAACACAATTAAGACAAGCGCAAAATGAGGTTAACGAATTAAGCGCAAAGTTTGGAGCAACTTCGGCACAAGCAGTTGAAGCAGCAAAGAAAGCAGCGGAATTGAAAGACGCAATCGGAGAGGCGAAAAGTTTAACCGATGCCTTTAACCCTGACGCTAAATTTAAAGCACTTACTTCAACTTTAGGAGGTGTAGCAGGTGGATTCAGTGCGGTACAGGGTGCAGTAGGTTTATTGGGCGAAGAAAGTCAAAGTGTAGAGAAAGCTATTTTAAAAGTTCAAAGCGCAATGGCAATTTCGCAAGGTGTGCAAGCTATTGGAGAAAGTGTCGATTCATTTAGACAATTAGGAGCGGTTATTCGTGCTACTACTTTATACCAAAAAGCATTAGCAGGAGCAACGGCAGTACAAACATTTGTAATGAATGGAGCGACATTAGCAGCTAAAGCTTTAAGGGGTGCGTTAATTGCTACAGGAGTAGGAGCGTTGGTAGTTGGTGTAGGTTTATTGATTGCCAATTTTGACAAGGTTAAAAAGGTAGTGATGAACCTTATTCCAGGACTTTCAGCGGTTGGAGACGTTGTTATGAGTATTGTAAATACCGTTACGGATTTTGTAGGTATTACTTCCGAAGCTGAAAGAGCGTTAGATAAAATGGTTTCTGAAAGTCAAAAAACATTAAGAAAAAACCAAGACTTTTTAGATACTCAAGGCGACAAATACGACGAATATACAAAGCGTAAAATTCAAGCTAATATTGATTACGCTGCTAAAGTAAAAGAGGTTGCAGAAGATGAAACGAGAACCGAAGCAGAGAAAATAAAATACCTAAAAGATTTAAGAGATAAAGCCGATAGGGAAATATTACAAGCTGATAAAGATAGACAAGCCGAGAAAGATAAAAAAGCAAAAGAGGCGCAGGACAAACTAAACGAAGCCGAAACAAAAAGAAAAGAAAAAGAAAAAGAAGCAGCACAAAAAGCAAAGGAAGCGAGAGATAAAGAATTAGCCGAAACAAACGATTTTTTTTATAAAATTAGCGAGGCAGGAATAGAGCAAAGAATATTAGAAAAAGAGCAATCGGATGAAAAAATAACTGAAATAGAAAATGAATTCGCAAAGATTGAACAAGCTGAAATTGTAAGCGCTGAAAAAAGAGCCGAAGATTTAATAAAATTTGAAGAGAACAAAAATAAAGTTTTAGCAAGTTCAAAAGAGAATCTTAATAACATAATTGCAGGATTAGAAAATACAGGAATAGCAAAAACAAAAGCAGGTCAAACGGTATCTAAAGCAATCGCATTAACTCAAATAGGTATAGATTCAGCAGTAGCAATTTCAAAAGCTTCTACTTTAGCAAATGCGGAAGGGGTTGCTGCTCAATTAGCTTTTCCTTTGATACCTGGAGCAGGTACGGCTGCAAGGGTTATATCTTACACAAGTACTGCCTTGTCAGTTGCATCTAACATAACAAGGGCAAAACAATTATTATCGAGCGGAGGCTCAGGAGGCGGAGGTTCTTCGAGTTCGTCAGGTTCAGCACCTACACCGCCACAATTTAACATCGTAGGCCAATCACAAACAAACCAATTAGCGCAAACAATAGCAGGAAAACAACAACAACCTATCGAGGCTTTCGTTGTTAGTTCAGCGGTTACAAATAGCCAAGCACTTGACCGCAATCGTGTAAAAACAGCGACTTTCGGAGCATAAATAAAAAGCCCTCGCTATAATTAACGAGGGTTTGTTTTTACATTAATTCAATTTCTTTTTTAACTTCTTCCCAATAATTAATACCTTCTATTAAGTATTTCCAATATGTTGATTTTATAATTTCATCAACTGCTATTAAGGCACAATTTTTAGAGTGTTTTTTTACAAAAATATATCGTTCATTTGAAAAATCATCCAAAGGAAATGAAATATAAAACTTATTAATTAATTCTTTAGCTTTTTCTTTTGTTGTCATAATTTGATTTTTTTTGTTATACAAATATAATATAAACTTTACTTATTGATACCAAAAAAAATAAATTTCGTTAAACTATTAAATATATATAATTATGGGAAGTATTAAAGGAATAAAATTAGAGTTGGCTTTAATTGACGATTTGGCAAAAGTTAATGATTCTATGGTTTCAGCTTTAAAGAGTGCTGATTCTTCTTGGAAAGAATACCAAGATTATTTATCAAAAGCAAGTACGCCATACAAAAAAATGATTTCAAACTATAATAATTTAGATAAAGCTACTTCTCCTATTTTTGGACTATTAGATAAAGTAGATAAATCTTCTAAAGAATTAGGTATTGACCCTAAAACAATTGCTGGTTATTCAGCTTTAAAACAAAATCAAAATACAGCTAAAGAGATTTTTAATACTATTAGTTCATTTAAAGACCCAAGTACTTTTCAATAATGGAAACTTACAAAGTAATATTCAAAGAAGAAGAAACCGAAGGAGTTTTCGGAATATCATTAGTTGAATCTCCAGCTATGGAATCTTCTTTTATTGCCTTGAGTGAACAGAAAGAAATCCAATTAAAAGCTATTGACAACGAAAAAAGGATTCTGTTAGGTGCGGTATTAATACCCGAGAAGCCGATATACAGAAACCAAAACGGTAAAGAGTTTAATATCGTTTTTCCCGCTGAAACGGTTAGGCTATCAATGGAAAACTTTTTTAAGAAAGGTTATCAAAATAGTTCGACATTAGAACACGACGAAAAATTACAATTGTCTGACGTTACTTTTGTTGAATCTTGGATTAAAGAAGATAATGTAAATGATAAGTCAGTTAAATACGGAATAGATGAACCTATCGGAACTTGGTTCGCTTCAATGAAAGTAAATAATGACGAGATTTGGAATGACTTTGTAAAGACTGGCAAAGTAAAAGGATTTAGTATAGATGGATTCTTTGATTTAGAACGTATTAATTTAAAAACCGAGAATATGAATGTAGATTTAATTTTAAGCGCTATAAAGGATGGTTTCGCTTCTTTGATTAAGAAGGAAGAAATTGCACTTGGTAGCGTTATGACTCAAGACCAATCTTTGACGATTGACTTTGAGGGCGATACTTTAGCAGTAGGAATGCCGCTAACTATCCAAAACGAGACTGGCGATGTTATGCCGTTACCTGATGGGGAATATATCCTTGAAAATGGTATGGTATTAACTGTAGCGGGTGGTTTAGTTTCTGAATTGTCAGAAGGACAAGCCGAAGCTGCTGAAGAAGCCGAAACAGAATTACCTGCTGAAATGGAAAAAGAAACACCAAGCGTAGTGAAATCAGAGAAACACACGCAAGAAATTTTCTACCAATTGGCGCAAGAATTCGGTAAACAATTAGAAACTTTAAAAGCTGAATTAAAAGCAGATTTTGAGGCTAAAATTGAAGAACAAAAAGAAATCGTATCATTAACAAAAAACAAACCCGCTAAAGAAAAGTCTTTTGAAGAAATGACTGCTTTGGAAAAATTTAGACTAACAAAAAATAAATAAAAATTATGGCAATTACTTACAATTCAGTTAACTACAGAGGAAAGGCAGCGGAGCCAATCGTAGAAGAATTATTATTTGAAAACGCAACTATCGCTAAAGCTTTAGTGACATTCGAAGAAGATGTTAAAGCGGAAACTATCTTCACGGAAGCTACTGCTACTGCAACTTTACAAGCTTACACTTCAGGAGTTCCAACTTCAGCAGGTTCTTTAACTGCTTTTGATGTAGCGGTAACTCCTACAAAAGTACAATTCTACCAAGAGTTTGACCCTAATACTTTGAGATTCTCAAGATTCAAAAGAGATATGAAGCCAGGTGCTTGGGAAATTATGTCAAGTGAATTCGAACAACTTGTTATCGGTGGTTTATACGCTAAACAAATTTCTAACGCTTTTGAATACGAGTTTTGGAATGGTGCAACGGCTGCAACTAAAACTGCAGTAGCTGCTTTAACCGCTGGAACTGCTAATACTTCGGTTGGTGCTGCTGAAAAAACTAAAGTTGCTGCTTTGGCTTCAAGTCAAATCGATGGTATCTTGGTTAAAATGATTTATAACGATTCTAACGCTTCAGCTACTGCGGGAGTAGGAACTCGTATTAAAGTTGCAGGTACTACACTTTCAGCTTCTAACTTGAAAGCAGAATTTGACAAAGTTTACGCAGCTATCCCTGCCGTTGCTTTGAATGGTGCTGAAAAACCAAGCATCTACGCTCCGCAATCAGTTAAGCAAATGATTGTTCAAGCTAACAATGTAACAACTGATTATACTAAACCATTTAACGCTGATGCTTCTTACGAAAATATCTACTTTAACGGTTTAAAAGTTGAGTTCGTTCCATTGCCTGAAAACGTTTTAATCGCTGCTTTGAAATCACACCTTATTTGGGCTACTGATTTAGCTTCAGATGTTAACGTAATGCAAATGGACAAAATCGCACTTAACCGTGAGGATATGTTCTTGAAAAACAATATGACACTTGCTGCTCACGTTGTTAACCAAAAATTCAACGTACTTTACGTAGGATAGTAATTAACTCAAACCGCTCTTTAATTAGGGCGGTTTTTAATAAAATATAAAATTATGGCGTGTGATATTTTAAAAGGTCGTAGCCTATCTTGTAAAGACTCAAGAACAGGTATTCGATACGTAGATTTCGGAGTTTACGATGGCGATACTTATACGGTATCAGCTCAAGAAATTTCCTCTTTGCCTGCAGGATTAACGGAAGTTTTTCGTTACGAGGTTAAAGGTGCTGGAAATTCATTAATTGAAACGGCTACTGTAAACAACGATAACAGAACTATCGAAATCGTTCAAGCATTAGCTTTAAATTTACCTAAATTAGGTAAAGAAACAGAAGTAGAACTACAGTCTTTACTTTACGGTAGAGTAGTTGCGTTTATTCACGATTACAACGGAAACGTAAAAGCCGTAGGTATCGATTCAGGTTTAGAGGCTACTACAGGAGTAATGAGTACAGAAACAAGCGGTTATACTATTGCTTTAGAGGCAAGAGATAACAACTTTGCTCCGTTCTTGTCTTCAGCTGCTAAAACTGCTTTATTGGCTTTAGTTTCGGCTCAAGTTGTTAACCCTTAAAAGAAAGGAGAAACTTTAATCTTATCAAACCCACTTTAAACGGTGGGTTTTTTATTTGATACCAAACGACTAAAAAAACGTTTTATAATTATGAAGATATTTGACCCTACCGATACAATCCATACCTTAAAAATCATACCACGTGACTATGTTACAACGGCTACTATGATTTTAAGAAATGAATTAAGACAAACCGAAACTACCCACGCTTTAACTTGTACTAATACAGATGGTTATTTAACAGCTGAATTTACGCAAACGATGACAGAGGGGCAAAGTTTCGAAATGGAGGTTTACGATAGTTTTAACAATTTGCTTTATAGAGGTAAAGCATACGCAACAAACACAACTATATGAGTTTAGAAATTTTACAATTATCAAACTATACACGACCTGAAATAAAAGAAAGTGCATCGAAAGACTTTGTTTTAAATGGCGACAAAAATAGTTTTTATCAAGAGATTATAGACCGTTATAACGGTAGCGCAACCAATAGAGCGATAATCGATGCATACGCTCAATATATCTATGGCAAAGGATTAACTTCTAACCAAAAGAGTACAAAGGCTATCCAATTTGCCGATATTTTAAGAATCTTATCTAAAAAGGATTTAAAAAATGTTTGCCAGGATTATTCTTTATTTGGCGAGGCAAGTATAGAGATAATTTTTAAGGGAGGTAATATTATGCAAATTAAGCATACACCTAAAAATTGCATAGTACCAAATAAAATGGACGAGAACGGCGATATAAAAAGCTATTGGTATTCACGTGACTTTTCACAACCGAGAAAATACGAACCTATTCAAATTCCTGCCTTTGGTTTTGATACGATTAAAAACGGTTCAGCAATTTACATAATTTCAGACTACCAAGTAGGAAAAACTTATTTTAGCGACCCTACTTATTTGAGCGGTATGCCTTATGCGGTATTCGAAGAAGAATACTCTAATTTTGTTGTTAACCATATTAAAAATGGTTTATCGTTTGGTCACATTATCAATTTTAACGATGGAGCGGACAAAACCGAAGAACAAAAGAAAGCGATATTTGATTCATTTAGACAAAATTTAGCAGGTAGCACTAATGCAGGTAAATTTGTTTTAGCCTACAACGACAACAAAGAAAATAGCGTAACTATTGAAGCGTTAACCGTATCTGATGCGCATAAGCAATACGAGTTTTTAACGGCTGATGCTATGCAGAAAATAATGTTATCGCACCGAGTTACCTCTCCGATTCTTTTCGGTATAAAAGACGCTACAGGATTCGGAAACAATGCGGATGAGATGCAAGTAGCTTTTGACGAATTAATGTTAAATGTTATACAACCAAAACAAGAGGTAATTTTAGACGCTTTAATGTTTGTTTTAAATCAAAACGGATTTAATATTGATTTGGATTTTATACCATTAAGACCCAAGACAACAACTGAACAACCTACCCAACTATCTAAGCAAGATTCTCACGAACATACAGACGATATTTTAGCCGATGAGTTAATGGGTTTAGGGGAATCAATAGATTTAGATGAATGGGAATTAATTGATTCAAGAGAGGCGCAAACCGATGAAACAATTACGGAAACTTCTTTTAAGTTAGCATACGCTCCGTCTAATTTTCCAATGAAAGAAAGCGAACAAGATACATCTATTTTTAAAATACGTTATTCTTATGCAGGTAATCCAAATCCTGAAAGAGAATTTTGTCGTAAAATGGTGCAGGCTAAATTGATGTATCGTAAAGAGGATATTATCGCAGCAGGTAATAAAACTGTAAATAAAGGATTTGGACCAAAAGGTGCTGATAAATACTCAGTCTGGCTTTTTAAGGGCGGTGCCAGATGCAGACATTTTTGGATGAGAAACATTTACATTAAGAAAAACAACGATAAAATAACAGCTAAAAAAGCAAGGGAATTGCTAAACGCTTTAGACCCATCATTAAGAAAAGAAGCTAACTTCGAACAAAATGACCCGTTAGTAGCAAAAATGCCAAATGATATGCCTAACAACGGATTTTTAAACCCCCAAGGATAATGGAAACAATATTATTAAACGATAACGAGATTACAGAAAGCACTTTATTAGGCGGGAATATCGATGTAGACCGCTATAAATTCTGTATAATCGACGCTCAAATATCTAAATTAGAAGAATGTTTAGGCGAAACGCTTTATGAGAAGATAAAAACAGACTTTGAAAACGACGATTTGGCGGGCAATTATTTGATATTGCATACAAAGTATATTAAACCTTTTTTAATTCATCAAAGCGCACTTGAATACCTTAAAATCGGAGCGTACCACGTTAGTAACGGAGGTATTTATAAGCATACACCAAGCAACGGAACTGCAATTGATAAAGTAGAAGTGGACTTTTTAGTTGAAAATCAAAGGGCTAAAGCTGAAATGTATCTACAAAGAATGGAAAAATGGCTATCAGTTAACACGATACCCGAGTATTATTCTTATGTATCGGGAACGGTAACACCTGCAAGAAAGTCAACTCCTGGCAATTGGTATTTTGATGGTATGGATTATAACAACAAGCGAAATAAAAGCGATAATGACAACGACACCGACTTCGGATATTGGTAAGAAACAGCGTGAGGCAAAAAAAACTATTGAAAAACTACAAATTTATTTAAAGAAAAATGAGTCAACAAATAATAAACGTAGGGGCGACCGCTAACGATGGAACGGGCGATACTTTAAGGTTATCCCAACAAAAAGCTAATCTTAATTTTACCGAGTTATACGGTTCTAAATTAGATTCAGTTGTAGCTGGTACAAGTATAACTATAGATAATACCGACCCATTAAACCCGATTATATCGAGTACCGCAGGAGGCG